CCTTCCTTCAGCTTCTGCTCCTGCAGACCAAGGACCGCACCAACTTTTTCCAGGCTTAACGGCAGGCCGTTATAGGCAGCCAGCACCATAGTACAGCGCCATGCCTTCGGATCGAGGTAGTCCCCGGAGAACAGGAAAGGGTGGTGTTTCCGAATCCAGTGTGAAAGGCAGACCCGCTCGAAGGCACAATTGTGCGCCCACTTGGTCACGCCGTTGTCCACCAGCGCGTTCATCACATTATCCGGCAGGGTCTCCCCGGACGCCAGGTCTATCACTTTTACATCGCCGTCATCCACGGCGTACCCAAACAACAGCAGGTCAAAATCAGAAGAGGAGGCGTATTTGTACACGCCTCCCTTGGAAAGGTCCACACTGCTCCGGGTTTCAATATCTATGAACAGAGTTTCCATATTGTCCTTTCAGGCGGCAGGCTTTTGGCCTGCCGCTATTTTACTTTTAGTCCAGGAAGTCGTCTTCGTCGTCTAAATTAGCGAAATCATCTTCAGCCCGGCTATGACCACCCAGTGGGGTTCCGTCTTTCAGCTTCTGCAAATTATTTAAACCGCAGGCGATACCACGGTTGCCGGAGCTATTAAAAGCATAGAAGGTGATGCTGGCGCGGCCGATAATCCCGGAATACAGCTCGCTGGTATCCATGATGGGATTGCAGTCGGCGTCTACCACCCCCGGCTTGGTGGTGCTGTTTGCGTTGACGTACCAGTAACCCTGGTAATTAGGGTCGTCCTTCTTATCGCCATCCCGCAGGGGCAGCTTGATGTCTTCCAACTTGGGGACGGACTTTCCGGTACCGCGCAGCTTGCCCTGGCCTTCCTCGTAGGCGGCCTGGATGGCGGCCTGGATCTTTTCACAGGTCGGCTTGTCGCTCTTGGGGATCAAGAGGCTGACGCTGTACTTCGGGGTGCCGCCGCCCATCGGGACTTTCGGCTCGTTGACAGTCAAATAGGAAAATACAGTGTTTTTGCCGGTTACAACTTTGCAGGGGTTTTTCATTGCCATGGTTTATTCCTCCTTAAAATCATCCGCCGCGGAATTCAGTTCCGGGCGTTTGTCTGATGCCGGTACCAGGACCGGCTTTCCCTGGGGCTTGATGACAAGCCCGCTCAACAAATCATCAAATTTCTTTTTGCCCAGCTGCCTCTGCATCGCCGTAATGCCAAGCAGCTTCTTTTCGTACGGGTCATAGCCCGCTTTGGTGACGGCTTCGGCTACTGCCGCCTCGTCGGTGTACTTCCGGTTGCTCCGGCCTTCCACCAGCTTGAAACCGGGATACCTGACCCCGGAGAGCGCCTGCTGCAATGCCCAGGCCTTCACGTCTTCTGCCCAGGATACCAGGGTGTCGACCTTCGGCAGGATCGCCGCGATTTCGTCCTCGTCCAGGGTGGCGGGTTCGGTGAAATCGTACTTCGCCAGCTCCATGGCGTATTCCGCCCGTTTCCGGCAGGTGGCCTTCACCTTGCAGAACTGGCAGTGGTCGCCGGCGTGGAATTCGCCTTCGCCCTTGTAGGCCAGTTTGGCAATGGGGGCCAGGACCTCGTCTGCCCAGCGGAGCAGTTCCGCCTTGGTGGTCTCCCAGGTGTCCACGTTCTCCCGCCGGGGCTGGAAGATGCTCAGCCGGATGCGGTCGAAGTCGTACAGGTCACCGAAGGTGTCCAGCGCCCCCAGCGCGTAGCACATAAGCTGGGAATTCTGCTCGGCCTTGACCACGATGCCAACCCCAAATTTGAGGTCTATCACGTGCAAAACACCGTCTGCCACGATGACCGCATCACCGGTTCCGTAGCCGTGTTCCACCCATTTGGAGTAGTCCAGCACCTGCTCGACGCAGACCAGCGGGTCCTTGCACTGTGCCTTTGCCGCTTCCACCTGCTCCAGGACAAAATCCCGGTAGGCTTCTGCGGCCTCCTGCATCTCCGCATCATAATAGGTAAGGTCTTCGGTGGGGTCCCGGCATTCCCGCCCCAGCGCTTTTTCCACCAGGTACTGACCCAGTTCGTGGGCGCAGCTGCCCTGGATGGCGTAGTCGCTGGTGCGGTCTTCCTCCTGGGCGCAGAGCTTTGCGCTGGGAGGGCAGGCCAGCCAGCGGTGGCTGGCTGACGCGGAGAGGTATGCATGTTTAGCCATGTAAAATCTCCTCCGCTTCTGTCATCATCACGGACAGGGTAGCCGGGTCGTCTACTTCAGACAGCCGTTCCACGCCGTATTTTGCCAGCATGGCTTTGATCTCTGCCCGGAACCCGTTCCGTGCCTTTTCCGCCAGGAACGCCCGGAGCTCTTCCTTCGTGACCACACGTTCCGGTTCCGCAGGAGCCGGGGTGGGGTCAGGGGCAGGAGCTTCCTGCGTCTTGGCCTTTGCTTCCGCGCCTTCCAGCGCCGCCGCGATTTCCGCGATGTCCTGGGACAGCTTCTTCAGACCGTCCACCAGGACCGCCTTGTCTTTCTTTGTCATGGGGTTCACCCTCCTTTCTTTCGGTTTCACATTCCTATGCCCACAAGTGACAGTTTTTTTTAGTCGTTTTAAAAAAATTTTTGGAAAACAAAAACAACCGCTCCCGGAATTTTCCGGGGCGGCTTTCTTTTTAAATAAGGAAGAGAAAATTTTTTCTAAATTTACTAAAAAAAATGGCCGGAAGTGGGCATAGGAAATCAGAACGATGAAAGGAGACGGTTTCTTATGGACACCAAAATCAGGGACGCGCCGGTCGTTTACATCTGCTCACCGTATTCCGGTGATATCCGGCACAACACGGAGATGGCAAGGCGGTACAGCCGTCTTGCCGTGGACAGGGGCCGGGTACCCATAACGCCGCACCTGTGGCTGCCGGAGTTTATATCGGAAGAAAGTGAACGGGAACTGGCGCTGGGCATCGGCCTGCGTCTTCTGGACCTCTGCCATGAGGTCTGGGCCTGCGGGGATACCATCAGCGACGGCATGCGGCGGGAGATCAACCATGCAGTCAATACCGGGATTCCGGTCAAGTACATAAAGGAGGACGAATTACATGTATGCGATTGAAGAAAATGTGAGAAAGATCAACGGTGTGGAAGTAGCTACGTTCCAGCGTGATGTAGTGGCGGGCAATGCCATCCTGGAGGCGGAGGCCGGCACCACGGGATTTAAGGGAAGCGGCTGCAGGAAGGCAGGCGGCAGGACTTTCCTGCAGATCGGGTGCGTAAACGGGGACATGCTGTTCAGGCCTATCACAAATAAGGAAGGAAAGTGTGTAGGCATCCTAATCGGCGGCAGCGGGGACGATGCGCTGAACGCCATCGTGAAGGCCCTGGGCTTCTGTCTGGCAGCCCTGGTCGACCAGTGTTCTGAAGTTGATGACTGACAAAGAAGGCAGGGCCGCAGCTTGCGGTCCTGCCGGGAGGGTTGATATGCGTGAATTTAAGATAGCCTGCGCCCGCAGCCGTAAGGCGAAGACGTGGAAGAACCAGAAGGCCACATGGCCCGCGCTCTGCGAAAAGCTGAAGAAAACGGTGTATACCTCAGAGACGGCAGAAGAGTACAGGGCGATGGGCAAGGACGACCGCGATGCCGCCAAGGACAGGGGCGGCTTCGTGGGTGGTTCCCTTAAAAACGGCAGGCGGCGGGTTGCGGATGTGGAATGCCGGTCGCTGGTCACCCACGATGTGGATTCGCCCGGCCCGGATTTTTACGCGCGCTTTACGGGAGAGTTCCACAATGCCGCCGTAATCTATACGACCCACAGCCATACGCCGGACAGCCCGCGGTACCGTGTGGTCATCCCGCTGGCGGAAGATATCCCGCCGGAACGGTATGCCGCTGTTTCCCGGTACCTGGCAGCGGAATTCGGAATCGACCAGTATGACCCGGTGTCCTTCGTGACCAACCAGCTCATGCACTGGCCGTCCACGTCCAAGGGCGCGGAATACATCTGCCAGGTGATTGACGGTCCCTTCCTGGACGCCGACGCATTCCTGGAAGGGCATCCGGGCTGGCAGGATTATGTGAATCTCCCCATGTCCGAACGGGAACGTAAGCAGAAGAGCCCCGGCGGCAAAAGCCAGGAAGACCCGCTGAAGAAGGAAGGCGTCGTCGGGGCGTTCTGCAGGGCATATTCCATCCGGGACGCCATCGAGAAATTCCTGTCCCATGTCTATGCTCCGTGCGATGTGGAGGGACGCTATGACTATATCCCCGGCGAGGGCTCCAGCGGCGTCGTGGCCTATGATGACAAGTTCGCCTACAGCCACCATGCCACGGACCCGGCAGGGGGAAGGCTGTCCAACGCCTTTGACCTGGTGCGCTGGCATAAGTTCGGGGATGAGGACGAAAAGACTTCCTTTATTAAAATGTGCGAATTTGCGGAAGCGGACGAGCGGGTGAAGGAAGAACTGGAAAAAGAACGGCTGGAAGAGGCCCGGAAAGATTTTGAGCAGATCGATTCCAGCTGGGAGTCGCCGATCCCCTTCGGGCAGTATGAACTGGAGCCTTTCCCGACCGGTGCGCTGCCGCCGGATATCGCGGACTATGTGGAGGCTGTCGCTGAAAGTACGCAGACTCCTGTGGACATGGCAGGCACGGCGGCGTTGGTACTGGTATCCGTCTGTACCCAGGGAAAATTTGAGATACAGGGAAAGCCGGACTGGACGGAGCCGCTGAACCTGTTCGCTAATATCATCGCCAGCCCGTCTGAAAGAAAATCGGCGGTTCTCCATGCTACAGCCGGGCCGCTGGACAATTATGAAGTCCAGTACAATTTCCGCAACGCGGGACGCATCGAAGCAAGCAAGATGCACAAACGCATCCTGGAGCGCAGGCAGAAAGCCATTGAGGACAAGGTGGCCAAGGGCACGGCGGAACCGGGGGAGCTGGAACGGATTGCCAGGGAGGTCGCTGAGTTTGAGGAGGAAAAGCCACTTCACTTGTATGTGGATGACATCACCACAGAAAAGCTGGTATCGGTCATGGCATCCAACCGGGGGCGGGCGGCGCTGATTTCCAGCGAAGGAGGCATCTTCGACACATTGGCAGGCATCTATACGCGGAACGTCAACATCGACGTCATGCTGAAGGGTTACTCCGGGGATACCATCCGGGTCGACCGTATCGGGCGGGAAAGCGAGAGCATCATGAGCCCTTCGCTGTCCATCCTGCTGATGACGCAGCCGAAGGTGGTGTCCGATGTCCTGAGCAACAAAACATTCCGTGGGCGCGGGCTTACGGCAAGGTTTCTGTATTGCCTGCCAAAGACCTGGGTGGGCGAAAGGCAGTTCCAGAGCCGTTCTGTCCCGGATGAAGTGTACCACCGGTATGAACAGCGAATCGTAAATATGTTGGAAGACGGATATCCGGCGAAACCGGAGGTCATTACGCTGTCCCCGGAGGCAGCGCATTCGTTGACGGAATTCGCAGACGAAATCGAACCGAAGCTGAAGGCCGAGTATGCCGAGATCGCGGACTGGGTCGGGAAGCTGGTAGGCAATACGCTGCGGATGGCCGGGCTTTTGTGCCGGGCAGGGGTGTACCGTGAACCGGATTTCCTTGATGAGAGTGAAGCGCTGGTGGTCAGCGGGGAGACGATGGCGAATGCCATACGGCTGGGACGCTATTACCTGAGCCACGCGCTGGCGGTGTATGACGTAATCCCGGAGGCGGCTATGCACAGGGACGCCAACCGGATCCTGGCGATGATCCGGGAAAGGAAACTTGCAGAGTTTAACCGCAGGACGGCTATGCGGTACTGCCGCACCTTTAAGACCGTGGCAGAGATACAGCCCGTGCTGGATTTCCTGGAAGACTACGGCTATCTGGCCCGCCTGCCTGAGAAACTCTATCTGGGTGGCAGGCCGCCGCTTCCTAAATATAAAGTCAATCCGCAAGTCTTGTCTGACTAAAAGGATGTGGAAAACAGTGGGCTTTCAGACTTTTGTCACATTGTAACAGAATCCTATATAAAGGCATTTAAAGATATTTATTTATTTTTTAAATATTTATATATATATCTATATTTTTAGGGGTTGGGACAAAAGTACAAAAGTCTGAAAAGCCCATGGATTGGGGGTTTTTATGAGTGAGCAGACAAAAAATGGGCTGGACAACCGGTACAATAGGTACTGCGCCAAAGGCCCAAGTGAAAAGCAGATAGAACAGAAACTGGTGCGGATGGCCGCAGCCAAAGGCGGGGTGGCACTGAAGTTTGTGTCCCCCGGATGCGATGGAGTGCCTGACCGCTTGGTATTGTTCCCCGGCGGGAAGGCCGGGTTCGTGGAACTGAAGGCGCCGGGGAAAAAGCCGAGGCCGTTGCAGCTCCGGCGCATCCACCAGCTGCGGAAACTGGGGTTCCCGGTGTTCGTGGCAGATGGAGTGGAACAGATAGATGAAGTGTTACGGAAGATTGGAGACAAAAAATGAAATATGAACCACATAATTACCAGAAATACGCCATGGAGTTTATCCTGACGCACCCGATTGCCGCATTGCTGTTGGATATGGGCTTAGGCAAGACGGTAATCACGCTGACAGCCATCATGGAACTGATGTATGAACGGTTTGAAGTACAGAAAGTCCTGGTAATCGCACCCTTGCGGGTAGCGCGGGATACATGGCCTGCGGAGATAGCAAAATGGGACCACCTGTCCGGACTGACGTATGCGGTGGCTATCGGCACGAAAGCGGAACGGCTGGCGGCCCTGCGGACGAAAGCCGACATCCATATCATCAACCGGGAGAACGTCCAGTGGCTGGTAGAAGAAAGCGGCCTGCCCTTTGACTATGACATGGTGGTGGTGGATGAGCTGTCGTCCTTCAAATCTTACCGTGCGAAACGGTTCAAGAGCCTCCTGTCGGTAAGACGGACGGTAAAACGCATCGTGGGTCTGACCGGCACCCCGTCCAGCAACGGCCTCATGGACCTGTGGGCGCAGTTCCGGCTCCTGGACTTAGGCCAGCGTCTGGGAAGGTATATCAGCCGGTACCGCGACAAGTACTTCCTGCCGGACAAAAGAAATGCGCAGGTGGTGTTTACCTACAAGCTGAAGCCGGGGGCAGAGGCAGAAATCTACAATGCCATTTCGGATATCACGATTTCGATGAAGGCTGAAGACTACCTGGATTTGCCGCCCTGCATCCATAACGTGGTGAAGGTGGCGCTGTCCAAAAAGGAACGGGAAGTGTATGACGAGTTCAAGAAAGAGATGGTGGTCTCCCTGGGCGGGCAGGAGATAGACGCTATGAACGCGGCGGCCTTATCCAACAAGCTGCTGCAGATGGCCAACGGCGCTGTCTACGATGAAGGCCACAGCAGCCACCAGATCCACGACCGGAAGCTGGACGCGCTGGAAGATTTGATAGAATCTGCCAACGGCAAGCCAGTCATGGTGTGCTACTGGTTCCAACACGATTTGGAACGCATCCATAACCGGATCGAAGCCAGGGAGCTGAAGACCGCCCAGGACATTGAGGACTGGAACACCGGGAAGATCCCCGTGGCGCTGGTGCATCCGGCCTCGGCGGGACACGGATTGAATTTGCAATACGGCGGCTGCACCCTGATATGGTTCGGTTTGACCTGGTCTTTGGAACTGTACCAGCAGACCAACAAGAGGCTCCACCGTCAGGGGCAGAAGGACACGGTGGTCATCCACCACATACTGGCGGAAGCCACGATGGACGAATTGGTACTTGAGGCGCTGCACCGGAAGGACAAGACGCAGGCCGCATTGATAGACGCCGTGAAAGCGGTATTGGAGGTGTGAGATGGCATTACATCCGTATGAGTTGCTGGCGAACGCGATTATTGAACGCGCTGTGAAAGACTACCGGATGATGGGTGGCACGGCGGAAACGAACCCAGCCAAAAAGGAAATAATCAACTGGATCATGTCCCCGATGTTTTCTGCGATAACAGATTTGAACCCTGAATTCTTGGTTGAGGCTTTGAAGAAGGAGGATGCAAGAAGATGCAGAATGCAGTAGAATTTTTATCGCAGGCCCGCCATATCGATGTGCAAATCAACAACAAGCTGGAGGAACTGTCTTACCTTAAGGCCCTGGCGGAAAAAGTTACGACTACATACCGAAGTGATATGGTAGACGGGAGCCGGGACGTACACAAGAGGGAAGAAATCATATGTAAAATCATAACCCTTCAAAATGAAATCAATTTGGACATCGACCAACTGGTAGACCTGAAGATTTCGATACGGCAGATCATAGAATCCCTGCCGGATATGGAAGGTCGTACCGTGCTGAACCTGCGATACGTCCGCCTGCTTAAATGGCAGGAGGTTGCCGATACCATGGGGTATTCGCTGCGCCGGGTGCATAATTTCCACGACAGGGCAATCCAGTACCTGGAAAGTGAAATTGAGTGAAAAGCCTTGCATTTATCGGCAATCCTGCTATAATAAAACCTGTTGTTATGCGTATTTCAGGGTCGTAAATTTTACTTGGCACACATTAAGTCCGGGCAGCGGCGCCTGCCCGGACATTGTTTTTTCTATGGCCTGTGGACGCGGCATAAGTATCAGATTGAGGGAGTTATCATGGTTGAGTTTTTTATAGTATCTAAATGCCCTATGGAAGGGTTATATAAAAATGAAAAGCTGGTGAAGCAGGTGACTGCATCATATAAGGATGCGGTGGTTAAGCGGTTTGAGGCTCCGGGCGAAATTCCCGCGGCGCAAAAGTACTGTGCCGAAAACCTGATTACCGTGCACCAGAACCTTTGGCGGTCCATTACAGACAGGGCGAAGGCACAGGAAGCCGCTGAACAGGCGGCAACGGAACCGGCTACGGAAGAAGCGGAAACGGCTAAAGAAGAAACCGCAGCAGTGAGCGGGGGTTTGGAAGAAAAGAAACCGTCCAATTTGCCGGTGGTCCGTAGGAACACCGTGCCGGCCAAACCATATCACAATCCGCAGATGCAGCTTCCGCAATGGGCGTCCACGGTGATATTTACAGACGGTTCGGTCCTGCCGATGCCGAACGGAGAAGACAAGGAACGGATGGTCGGAGGCTATGCGGCGCTGTTAGTCTTCCGGTCCATGAACGAGACGGAAGTCATGATTTCCGGCCATAAGGAATATCCGAGGGAACCCGCATACATGGAGATGGTTGCGATATATAAGGCGCTTAAAAGGCTGAGGAAGTACAGGACGGACGGAAAGATAGCACTGTTCAGTGATTGTATGGAAGTAGTGAACGCGTTCAACAGCAAGCTGACAGGATGGCACGAGTGCGGCTATAAACTGAAGAACGGCGGGCGGGTAAAATACTGGAAACTTTGGAAGAAGATCTGGAAAGTCTCCCATAAGCTGCCGTTGCGGGTACAGTGGGTGAAAGGCCATGCCAAAAACAGATGGAACAACCGGTGTGATATGACCGCGAAGGCCGAAGCGAAGCTGCGGGTCGGCTGATGCATGAAGGAAATTGTCCTGAACATCGGACAATGTAGTAACGCTGAAAATAGCATAGCCAAAATCGGCGCAACATCAGTTAATGTGCTATGTTGAAAACAACGTAAAAAATTTTTTAAAGTCTGCACACTTTGTAGTAGAATTGCACTATTGACCTGTGATATAGTTAAGGTGGAAAATAACGAAAATACGGACAGCCCGCGGGAGAGCGTATCTTCCGTGGGCTTTTTCTATGCCCGAAAACGTGCCGATATTGCCAACAAGCTGGGCATAAGAAGGCATGACATCGGATGAGCTGCCATCTTGTAAACAACATGGGCGAATTACGGCACAACATCCGGCAACGTGCTACGTTGCAGATAACATAGGCAGATTACGGTACAACATCCGGCAAGCTGCTACGTTGTAAATAACATAGGCAGATTGCGGTGCAACATCGGACAACGTCGCATGTTGCACCGCAATCTGGGGACAACATCAGGCAACATTTCACGTTGAAAATAACAAGAATTCTGGTGGCTGACAGACAGTATTTATAGCGGAAATATGTTACAGAATCTCGGATTTATAGGGGCTGAAAGAGGAATACTGGACTCGTTATTATTCAACGCGGCGAATGTTACCGGCAACAACTGTAGTTATAAAACAACATCGGACAACGTAGCACGTTGAAAACAACGTGCCAAAATTTGCCTGAACATCGGGCAACATTGGAGGTTAAAAACAACATGGCGGAGTTCGGTACAACATCGGATAACGTGCCACGTTGTAAACAACATAGCGGGAGGTGATGGCATTGCCAAGGAAACCAAAGCGACCGTGCAGCTACCCCGGCTGCCCAAGGCTCACGGAAGGACGGTACTGCGAAGAACACGAGAAACTGGCGAACCAGCAGTACGACAGGTACAGCCGCGACAAGGCAGCACGGAAGATTTACGCAAGCCGCGAGTGGAAAAAGATACGCGCCCGGTTCCTTGCCGCGCACCCGTTGTGTGAACAGTGCAGAAAGGAAGGACGGCTGACGGCGGCGACGGAAGTGCATCATATCCTGCCGCTGCGTCGCGGCGGGACGCATGACGAGTCGAACCTTATGCCTCTGTGCAAGCCATGCCATTCCCGCATCAGTGTCAGGGATGGCGACCGCTTTGCACCACAATCGTTAAGGCAGGAATGAAGGCGGGGCCTTACCCGGATATAGGCCGGACGATTTAAACGCGCCAGGGGGCCGTTAAATCTCTGTGAGGCCTGTTCGCTAGACCGGGCGGGTGGTCGTGTAAACAAAAACGCGGATTCAAACAGGGTAATAGGCCTCAGGGAAAAGGAGATACAGAAAATGGCGAAGGACGGGACGAACCGTGGCGGAGCCCGGCCGGGAGCCGGAGCAAAGAAAAAGCCACTGGCAGATAAGCTCATGGAAGGCAATCCGGGCAAGCGGAACATCACGGTGGTTCAATTTGATAACGCAGCCGACCTGGAAGGCCGGGAAATGCCGAGGCCCTCAGAGATGCTTTCGGCAATACAGAGAGACGGAAATCCGCTGCAGGCGGCCGAAATATATACAGAAGCGTGGGAGTGGCTCCATGAGCGGGGCTGCTCCCATTTAATATCTCCCCAACTTTTAGAAATGTATGCAATGAGTGTGGCCAGATGGCGGCAATGCGAGGCTGTTGTTACAGAATACGGCCATCTCTCGAAGCACCCCACTACGGGCAAGGCGCAGAAATCGCCATTTGTGGCTATGGGGGAGGACTACAAGTCACAGGCTAACAGGATTTGGATGGAAATTTATCAGATTGTGAAAGAAAACTGCTCCAGCGAGTACAGTGGGCAATCTCCGCAAGATGATTTGATGGAAAAACTGCTCACGGCCAGGAAGGGGCGAATGGGATGAACCTGTATGAGCTGTTACGGGAACTGAAGCTGTGCAGGCGGTTCCTGACGCCGCAGCAGTACCGGACACTGAAAGGCCAGGCCGTCCATGGGGATGTGGCCGGTGCCGAAAAAGGGCTGCAGCGGCTGCTGCGAAAAGAACAAAGAGAGGTACACACATGGCACAGCAGATGCAACAGGTGCCAATAGGGACGATACATCCGTATGGGAACAATCCCAGGGACAACACCAAATCGGTAGATAAGGTGGCGGAGAGCATCCGGGAGTTCGGTTTCCTTCAGCCTATCGTCTGTGACGACCACGGCATCATCCTTGCCGGCCACACCCGTTATCGGGCGGCAAAGAAGCTGGGGCTTCCGACAGTCCCGGTCATCTACGCAAGGAACCTGACGCCGGAACAGGCGAAGGCGTACCGGCTGGCAGACAACAAAGCCGGGGAAGATTCCCTGTGGCTGAACGACCTGTTGGCGGCAGAGATGGATGACATCAGTATTGATATGAGCCAATTCGGCTTCGAAGATCCAAATGAATATACGAAACGGGAAAGCTGGAAAGTTTCCGCAAAGTTGTGTGACATGAAACAACACATAGTGACGCGGGAAAAGGCCGGCTTTTTTTATACCACGTTTTTCGCGACGGGGAAGAAAGGCAGGCCGCTGGAAAAGATTAAGGCTGACCCGAATGCGGTGAGGCCGTTCGCCTTCAACCTTGCGGACTACCTGGAACGCAGCCTGGGTGATAACCTTGCCCAGAACCGCTGGTGTTTATGTACAACCCCACGGAGACGGCACCAGACAGGTTTCCATTTCGCTACCGAGATTTGCAAGTTGGTGGAAGAGGAACTGGGCATCCCGTTTTATGAGGATGTAGTTCTGACAAAGAACCGGAGCCGCATTGAGCCGGAGTTCGTCCTTAACCGCGACCCCGTGGAACCGAACGTCATCCTGTTCGATGACATCATCACGACGGGCATCACCATCCGTGAGACGAGGCAGCTTTTGCTCGAGAAAGGCCACACGGTGCTTGTTGTCGTGGCGATACGGAACCAATGAGGCATAAAGTATACTTCACAATTGACTTGCTATTTACCGGATAGTACGGGAATATGTGTCTGACCCGGAAAAGGAGGGCATACACATGACTACTACATTATTTGGTAAACAGGCCAGGATCATCGTGGCAGGGGGACGGGATTTTAGCAATTACATCCTCTTGTCGGAAACGCTGGATGCGGTTCTGGAAAAACACACATTTTCCGAAGTGCAAATCGTGTCGGGATGCTGCCGGGGGGCGGATGCCCTGGGCGAACTGTACGCAAAGGAACACGGGATTCCGCTGAAACGGTTTCCCGCTGACTGGCTGGCCTATGGAAAAGCAGCCGGTCCTGTGCGGAACCG